TAAAAGTCATAAAAGATAATAGTTTTCAATTAGATTGGGTTATAATTATAGATTTGGTAAGAGATGAAATTTTTTCTCTTATAGATTTATATAAAAATTATTTTAAAGGTTTAATAATACCTGGTTTTAAAATTTTTGATGAAAAATATTTAGAAAGTATAAGTATTCTAAAAGAACATGAAGAAAAAATAAAAAATGGCTTTTCAACTTGGATTCTTGAAGAAGATAACAATTTAAAATACAACAATATAATAAAAAATATTACAGATATTATAGGTTAATTTATTATATTTATATAATAAATTTATATTAAGTATATTTTTCATATAAAAATTTTATTTATCTTTATGTATTCCATCTATTTCAAGTTTTACATATTTATAAATTATTTTATAACAATAATCTACAACCTCTGGCGCAGAAAATTTAAATTCATCTTCTGCTAAAGTTAAAATATAATCAATTTCGCCTGAACGTTTTAGACTAAATAGTATTTTGTAAAAATGTTTTATAAATTGTAATTGAAGTTTATATTTCTCAGACATTTATTTTTTTATTTTGTAAAATTATAAAAAATCAATTTTTTTACAAATTCAGATTTAAAGATTAGATATTTATTATTTGGATATATAGCTCAGTTGGTTAGAGCATTGGTCTTATGAGCCAAAGGTCCCCGGTTCAAGCCCGGGTTTATCCAGCTATATACTATACACGCGCGTGTATAGTATTTTACAAAATTATAATTCCATTATTTTCCATTTCTTCGATTATAAATTTTCTTAATTTTTTCAAGTTTGTATATGTATATTGCGATGGTATATTTATTAAAGTTATATTATTTTTTTTACATAATTCATATTTAATTTTGTCTCTATTTTGTTGTTTAAAAAAATCTTGAATACCATTTCTATGAAAATGTCGAATATATTGTTCGTGTTGTAAACCATTATATTCAAATGCTATTTTATGAGCCTCGCAATATCCGTCTAATTCTAAATAATTTAAAAATTTTAACCGTCTTTTCGGAAATTCTATTCCGAACAAATCTTCGAAAATATTGCGACACGCGGACTCTGATTTAAAACGACAATCAGGACACCATGTTTTATTTCTAAATACTTCTATCGTGCGCGACCATATATGTCCTTTATGACATTTAACTTTTATATCTATTTCATTAAAATTACCGGAATAATTTAACATTTCTTCTGTATCGGACAACAAATATCCATTAAGAGAATTTATCCATTCTTCTAATTTATTTATAGCTTTTATACGTCTTTGTATTATAGTACAATAAGGGCATTGAGAATAATAATTTATTCTATCCATTGTTCTTTCCCAACAATGACTATTTTCACATTCAAAAGCTAATTTTATTTCATCCGGTCTGAGTTCGAAATCAATATCCTCTTTATTTGTTAGTAATTTACCGTTAAAAGTAAGTAACCAATCTTCTATTCTAGTGAGAGATTTTGAGCGTCTTTGTATAATGGAACATGTTTGACAATGAGAATCATAGTTTATTCTATCCATTGTTCTTTCCCAACGATGACTATTTTCACATTCAAAAGCTAATTTTATTTCCTCCGGTCTGAGTTCGAAATCAATATCCTCTTTATTTGTTAGTAATTTACCATTGAAAGAAAGTAACCAGTCTTCTATCCTGGTTACAGATTTTGAGCGTCTTTGTATAATGGAACATGTTTGACAATGAGAATCATAGTTTATTCTATCCATTGTTTTTTCCCAACGATGACTATTTTCACATTCAAAAGCTAGTTTGATTTCCTCTGGATTGAGTTTAAAATCAATATCATTTTTATTTGACAGTAATTTACCATTGAAAGAAAGTAGCCAGTCTTCTATTCTAGCTATAGATTTTAAGCGTCTTTGTATAATGGAACATGTTTGACACCAATTTCCTCTTTTTATATCTGTTAATGTTGAATGAAAATTATGTCCTTCTTTACATATCCATTCCATACGAGTATCACAGTTTATATAAGTTTCTGTTACACATTTACCTTCTCGTTCTAATGCTATTTTATGAGCTTCATCAATATCAAGTTTCATATCAATAATCGCGCATTCTTTGCACCATCTATTATTGTGTTTCACAGGTCCAAGAGGGCATTTAAATCGATGCCCGTAATGGCATTCCCAATTTATATCAGTTCTTTTATTTATATATACAGTATCCAGACATTTACCACCTCTTTTTTCCGCTTCATAAAAACAATCTTCAATAGTAAGTTTTAAGCAACTAGCACACCATGTGTCTCTGTAAATAATATTTCCAGCATTTGTTTCCCATTGATGAAAATCATCGCATTCAAATAAATATCTTCCATCGATTCCATACCCACTAATAATTTTTAAACATTTTCCATTTTTATTTTCAGATACATATTTTTGAATTTTTTCAAAAGTCCATTCATTGCATTTTTTACACCATGTTGCATTATTATATCCAACATTAACCCATGTTGCTTTCCATGTATGGAAATTTTCACATTTCCATTCGTAGTTTGTGTTTGAATTTATATATTTTTCCGAAATACACTCTCCATTTTTTTCTTTCGCAAATTTTTTTAATTTATCTATTGTTATTTCGTTATCTTTATTACATTTAATACAGAACCAACTAGCTCTTTTCATCTCAGTCCAGCTTTTTTCAAAAATATGAGAATTTTTACATTCCCATTTATATAATGAATTAGATGTAATATAATTTTCTGATAATAATTTTCCATTTTTTTCTACGGCAAATAATTTTAATTGATCTATAATATTATTTTTACATTTCGTGCAAAAAGTAGAATTCGATCTTAATAAAGTAGTCCATGTTTTCTCAAATTCGTGATTGTTTTTGCATACCCATTTATATAATGTTGCGTTTGTTATATATTTATCTGAAAGACATTTACCTTCATATTTTTTTGCATAATCTTGTAAAGTTTTAAGATTATGCATATTTTAATTTTTTTTTACAAAAGTTGTTTTTATATTCAATTTTATATTTCTTTAAATCAATTTTTTCAAAATTTTTTTTGAAAATCATTACCCTCAAAAAACCTATATCCCTAATAAAAAGGACTAAAGTTCCAACCAATTGCCTCAAAAAGAACCTTCATTATTTCGTCGTGGAAATTCTTTCGATCTATAGTTTTTAAAATAGAAAAATCTTCCTTATTACATACGTGTTTGTGACGCAACAATAGTTGATATAATACATACTGTGTATTGATAAAATTTTTTCTATCTATATTCTTAAATTTCTTATCGTAAACATCTGTTAATATGTCAAAATCTTCAAGTAATTTTTCTTCTAAATATCCTATGTCATCCGGTTTTTTACCTGTTATATTATAATATATTAAATTTATATTTTCATAATGTTTTGTATACTGAAGTTCTTTTAAAAATATACCTATATGTTCTTTTGTTATATTTGCAAATCTTATATTTTTTGAGGTTTCTTTGTCCCCTTTTAATAAATGGTGTAATTCAAATTGTTTTTCTAAATCATCGTAAACTTTTTGACTTATAGTACTATTTTGTTTTCCCTGATACTGATTTATACAATCGCGAAAATGAATTTTTCTATCATATAAGTATTTCGAAGTTATATTAACTCTATCTATATCCTTATAAGATGAAACATTTTTCATTATAATTTGTTGCGCGGAACAGTTTATACATACATAAATATTTCCATCTATTATATCAAAATCTTTTTTGTTGTTACAATTTTTACAAATAATTTTATCCTTTATTTCTTTGTTTTCTAGATCTATCGAAACATACTTACTTGCAATTTCCAAATATTCGTTAAATATTCTTTGTTTATCCTTATTATTTTTTACTTTTTTTCCTAAGAAATTCATCTTTAATGGCTCGTTTAAGATTTCTTTATACTTTTCTAATAATTCAGCGCTTTCAGTTATATAAAAATTTAGAGAAGATTTAGTTTCTATATCGTGAATATGGGATTCTAATTGCATCTTACTTTTCAATAAACGATTTTTAACACGGTCTTTTATATTTTCTATTTCTAAACTTTTATTTATATCTTGTAATCTACTTTTATACAAGTCAAGTTTTTCAATTTCGGACGTAAAATTATTTCTAATTTTTAAATCTATAGTTAAAATATTTATTTCATTTGACATAATTTTGTAAAAATATTTGTAGTGTTTAAAATACAATTTAATTTTTTTAAATGAAATTATAACTTTTGCAAAAAAATATAGAATAAAACTAGTTCAATTTATATTAGATATAAATTTAAACTGTTTTATAATTTACCAAAAAAAATAAAAATTTTATACCTTGTATTTAATTTATTTATTTTACAAACAATAAAAAAAGGTATTTAGAAATATTTTTTGTATTTATATTTTACTTGTTGATATATTTAATTTGTTTTACTAAAACAAAATTAAAGTTTTTTCTTTAAAACAAAATTAAAATAATTTTTTATAAAAAATTATTTTCTTGTTTTAACATAAATGTCTTCTGCAACAAATTCTAATGTTACCTCCGGGTTTATTGATTTAGCTACTTTTGATGAAATTGAAAAGTACATGTATGGTGGACCTGATGCCACTGCCTATTTTGTTCGTGAAACCAGAAAATCAACTTGGTTTACTCAAGTTCCCGTCGCTCTTTCTAAAGCTTCTGGAACTGCTGCTTTCAATCAAGATTGGTCTGTAAATATCTCTCGCGCCGGAGATTATTTATTGCAAACATGGCTAAGAGTGACTATTCCATCTGTTACTCTTTCCGGTGCAAATCCTAATGGTTTAATAGCTCTTCGATGGACTCAAAATCTTATGCATAACTTGGTTCGTGAATGTTCTATCACCTTTAATGATCTAGTTGCTGCCAGATTCGATAGTTATCATCTTGATTTTTGGGCTGCTTTCACTGTGCCCGCTGGAAAACAAAATGGGTATTTGAATATGATTGGTAATACTCCTAATTTGATTAATCCTGTTGGCGTGAACGTTCCTATTCCTTCTGTTACTCTAAATCTTCCTCTTCCATTTTTCTATGGACGTGATAGTGGTGTTGCTCTTCCCACTGCTGCTCTTCCATACAATGAAATGCGTTTGAACTTTAGTTTTAGAGATTACACTGAATTGCTTGTTGCATACACAGCCGCTGGTACAACTGGTGTACCTGTTAATTCTACCGGAGATCTCACTACTACTCCATCAATAAGTATTGCAAATGTATGGGCTAATTATGCTATTGTTTCA